CTTAACAAATGGAGGTCCTGTAGATAGAAATTTGACCGCAGGCCTGTATAAAAATGATATTCTTTTACAATATTTTACATTACCTATGGGTCAGTTTACAGTCAAATATAGTGATTTAGACTACGCAATAATTACTACTGATTATATAAAAGTTAGTATCATAGAAGGAATAGGCAGTAATTTTTCTATGACCTTGTTCAATACTTGATAATAGTTTAAAATACTAAATAAGCGGAAATCTACAACTTTAACTAAATAACATACAAACTAAATCCGCAAAAATTGCGGTATATGTTCTAGGAGAATAATTAATGGCAACACTAAATGAATTAGGTAGAAATAGTGCCTCTATTACCTATGGCCCTTTTGTAACAGGTGCGGATATATGGCCAACTTTTGCTTTAGTAGATCAATGGTTAAGAAATGATACTCTACAAGGTTTTGTCACTATTACCAATCCAGGTGGCACCGGAACCGTAACAGGTGTTGGAACAATTTTCACTACTCAATTAAGAGCAGGTGATGTGATTAGTATCTACGGCCAAGTTCGTACTGTTGCTGCAGTTGCTTCTGATACTTCTTTTACTGTTACTTCACCTTGGACAAGAACACCAACAGATGCATGTGCAGTTAAATTTATTCAGTACACTTTAACAGGCACCGCAGATACGGCAGGTATATCTGGCAATACTTCAGGTACTGTTTCTGTTACAAACGGATCTGCAACGGTTACAGGTAACGGAACTTTCTTTTTAACTGAAGCTACAAATAATGCTGCAAATACAGCAGGAGAAGCTGGTAGAACAATTACTATTAATGGTCGTGTTAGAGTTATTACTGCTATTGCAAGTAATACCTCTATGACAGTAGGTGCAGCAATGGACTTTACAGATGCTGGACTACGCTATAAAGTAGAACCAAGGGGAACTGTTGCTGTAAGTGGAGGTTCAGCTTCTGTAACTGGTACTGGTACTAACTTTACTGCTGATATTACTTCAGGAGATGAAGTTTATATTGGAGATGAATTGAGAGTATTTACTCCAGCAACCGCAACAACCGGTACACTTACTCCAATCACAGGACAACCAGCAGCAGCAATGACACAAGGCGCATCTGGTATACCAATTAGGGTGAAAGATAAATTTTTAACTGGAACAGGAACCACATTTACAACAGAACTTCGTGTGAATGACGAAATTATGATTGATGGTTCTGAATATTCAGTTAACGAAATTATATCAGATACTTCTGTTCGATTAAATCGCCCAATTACAAGTAATCTTAGTGGTGCCGCAATCTATAAGAAAAGAAAATTACATGGTTGGGTACTCGAAGGAACTCGTGAGGGTAGTGGTAACACAGCTCAGCACGCTAACGGTAAATTAGGTATTGAGTCCACAATGACCGCAACTGCTAACACAGTATTTCCGGCAGGTACAACAGCAGTAACAGTTACTTCTGCTACTGGTTTCACTTTAAATAACATCGTTAAAGTACAAAGTGGTGGTGGTCAAGCAACACGATTGACTGGTAACATTCTTACTGCATCAGCTACAACAACGGTTACTGGTCAATCAACACTCTTTACAACAGAGCTTCATGTTGGTGCTGAGATTGTCATTGCTGGCCAGCATTTAGTTGTTAATTCAATCAGTAACACCACATCGTTAACCGTTAACTTGCCAATTACTGTTACTGGTCCTGTTTCTCTTTACAGATCAATTCCATTGTTTACTTATCTTGCTGGTGTTGCTGGTAATAACCTTACACTTGGCAATCCACTTTTAAACACAATAACTTCTGTTGGTGCTAACCCACCAAAACTCTTTACACCAGGTAACTTAACAACGGCTACAATTTCTGGTGCTGATTTTATTGAGTATGTTTATTCTTGTCCAAATAAATCAGCTGAGGCAACCACAACACTACGCAACACAAGTAATGATCGTAAGTACATGGGATTTAGATACTTCCCATTGTTTAACACCGGTGTCATTACAACTGCTAACGCAACTTACTCATTACCAGTTTATGAGCGTTGGTTAGGTTCTTATGGTGCTACGAACGGTGTTGGTGTTAACATCGCTGATCAATCTGGTGGTATTGTTGCTCAAGTTACTCAAGCATTATCAGTTTTGACTGTTAATACGATGACTTCGGGACAGATCAGAATTGGTACTTTCATGGGATCTGCCATTGGTAACGTAACTGCCTTTGGTACTGGTACAGGTAATACAGGAACATATACTGTATCTGGTTCACAAACACTTACAACAGTTACAGTTAACGGTTCTACTGGTCCTGGTCCAGCAAGTAACGCTAACGATATTGTTTCTACAACTCAAACAACCGGTGGTTTCTTGTATCTCTTTGGAAGTCCTCGTTACTTTGTTATACAAGGTAAATCTTTTGCTAACTTACCAACAAACTGGTTAGGTTGCGTTGAATTCGAAAGAGCTCAACCAGAAGATGCTTCGACAGGTCTTGGTGTTACAGGAATTAACTTCTCAGTATCGCCTGCAAACAACAATATTTCTGGTTTAGCTGCAATAAGCCCATGGCCAACATATGCTCACATTAACGGAAACAGATTCCCGGTTGGCGCTCAATTGTTCCCAACTTTCCCTGTTCTCCAAAACAGCCCGGTACATGGTTGCGTATTTTCTGTACCTAGAGCTCGTAACTCTGCTGGTGACCTAGTTGATCACAATGCACACGTTTATAGTGCTTGTACAATTACGACTGGTCGCTGGGGTCACTTGTATGAGATGGGTGCTTCTGGTGCCTATCAGCCAACTAATGCTCCAGTTGGTGGTATTTTAACAACCAATCCAGCTAATACGATCCCTCAACCTCATTTGGGTCATCTTGTTCCTGTTGCTACTAACGTATATAACAGCAAGCGTTTCATGTTTAGTCCTGTTGTAGTTCTTGGACCATCATATGATCCAGATATTCGTGGTAGATTTTACGGATTGAAAGTTATTCCAAGTGCTCTTGGTACTTTAATGGATACAGTAAGCATCACATCTGATAGTGATTTCTTCTATGATTCAACTCAGTCTGCTGTTGACCATTGGGTGTTGACTTCTACCGTTACAACTACAAGATTCCAATACTTTGGTACAACTATACAACAATCGTTCCGTAGTTTGGAAGATGGTACTGGACCGCAAGCAGTTAACACAACGGCAGCATTTATCAATAACTTCCGATTCGCTATACCTGCCTAAACAGCAATTAAATTTAGAAGTGTTTGGAAATAGCCGTCTAGTACGGCTATTTCTTTTTAGGAAAGAACAAAATTTTTGGTAAATAGCCTATATGCCAGCTTTAATTTTTCCCGCTCCAGGTCCAGTAGGCAATAACAATGCACAATGGACAGATACAGCTAATTCATTTACTGGTTTTAGTGTAACCGAAAGTTTTATTTCCAATAAAACTAGCCTTCAATTAAAAAATCCTTTACCAAAAAACAATGAAGTAAACAACCGCAGAGTAGGTAATGTAAACCGTAGAGATGTTATTCGAAATCCTTTACCAAAAAACAATGAAGTAAACATCTTCAAAGTAATAGGTGAAGTTTCTAAAGGTATTGTAGTAAAAAATGCTTTTCCAAAAGATTTAGATGAAAAAGTATTTGATGTAAATTTAATTCAACCTCTTAAATTAAATACATCTCGAACACAGGTATTTTCTTTAAATAAAATAGTTACTGGATTAAACAAAGCTTTTACAGTTTTGCGAACTCCTTTGCCTAATCGATTATTTGGTAAATTAAAATCCTCCCGTGAAGTAAAAGTTGATGGAATTTTCTCTTTAAGAACAACAATTGCTAATGTTTCTTCTAATATTGGACAAAATACAGTCAGTACAACTACTGCACCAAAAAATGCTCGTGAAAACTTCTATTACTTTACCATAGCTCCTGGTAAACGCCAAGACTTAGCTAGAGATATATTTTTTAGAACAACTCCAGGTTTAATTGATATACGTTCTCTTAGTAGACAAGCAAACATAACCTCAAATGTAGCACAAGCTAATGTTAACACAAAATTAGCTCCAACCAATGCTCGAGAAAATTTCTACTACTTCACGATAGCTCCAGGTAAAAGAGCAGACCAAGCTAGAGATATTTGGTCCCAACCGCCATTGAGTATAGTATCAAATGTTATAATTAAGGTTGATGCATCGGCAAATGTTAATTATTCTGGAAAAAAAGGAGCAGATAGATTACAATTATTTTCTTTAGGAACAACAATTGCTAATGTTTCTTCCAATGTTCGCCAAAATACAGTAAGTACACTTTTAGAACCAACGAATGCTCGAGAAAATTTTTATTACTTCACTATAGCTCCAGGTAAAAGAGCAGACAAAGCCAGAGCACCATGGTCTAAAACACTTCCGGCTTACATAAACATTGCAGCATTGAATGGTAGACAAGCAAACATATCTTCAAATGTTCGCCAAAATACAGTAAGTACACTTGTTTCGCCAACTAATGCTCGAGAAAATTTCTACTACTTCACTATAGCTCCAGGTAAAAGAGCAGACAAAGCCAGAGCACCATGGTCTAAACCACTCATAATAACTGTTATTAAAGATGCAAGAGGAATTATAACTTCTAATGTTCGCCAAAATACAGTAAGTACACTTTTAGAACCAACGAATGCTCGAGAAAATTTTTATTATTTTAATATAGCGCCAGGCAAACGAGTGGATAAATCTCGTAGGCCATGGAGTAATGCTTTATTACCTACAGTACCTGCTTTTCCTAAATCATTAGAATCTAAAGTTGTAACGGTATTAAACAATCCTAAACTCATTGTTAAAACACCACTTAGCGGCCGTGTTTATCTTGACACACTTAACGTAAGTAATTTTATTGCTCAATCTAATGTTTACCCAACTACAGCTCCTACAACTCCAGGAGAAAATTTATATTATGCAATAATAGCACCAGGTCTATATTCTAGTAGAAGCCGTTTTGCTGCAACTCCAACTCCTCAAAATAGATTTAATGTTACTGAATTAAACAAAGCCTATATTGCTTTAAAACCTGCTTTTCCAAAATCTTTGGAAGAACAGAGGTATAAAGTTAGCACATTAAAATCTGGTTTTGTTGCCAGAAATGTTTTTTTAAAAGATTTAGATGAAAAAGTATTTGATGTATCTTATGGTAATTTTAAAACACCATTTACAAAAACTCAAGTATTTAATTTAAATACAACTATACCTCAATTAAACAAAGCCTATATTGCTTTAAAAGATGTTTTTCCAAAAGAATTTGATACTAAGAAATTCAATTCTAATTTTATCTCTAAAGGTTTTGTTGTACGAAATGCTTTTTCTAAATTTTTTGAAGAAACAATATTTGATACAAATACATTAACAAAACCTATTGTTGTTATAAAAAATGCTGTATCTAAAGAGTATGACCAAAGAGTATTTAAAGTAGACTTAATTGAACCTTTTAAATTAAATCAATTTCAATCAACAGTATTTAACTTACAACCAAATCTAGGTAAAATAGCTAGCATTATATCCAAAACTGGCAGAGTATTTTCTGCCGCTGATCCAGCGTTTAGAGTTAAGTCTGAACCATTACAATTTTGGAACTAACAAATAGCATAAATAGTACAATTATTATTTTTTATTTTTTTAAGGACAGTCAAATGTATAATGATCTTTTAGCAATGTACCCTGGATTTCATCGTTTTTATGAAGTAAATTTGCCAATAACCGCTGCCATGAACCTTTGTGCTCGTCTTTCGAGCTCTGATGAGCATGTTGTACAATACGGCGGCAAAGTGATCTATACTACGAATCGTGAATTTAATATGCCCGAGTTGACACCTATTCTACCAGCCTAATAAGAATTAAAGTGGCCAAAGTAGGCATCGTAAAAATACGGCAAACAACAAGGCCGTCAATTGTTTCACAGAACTATTCTGCCAAAATTGATATATCCGAACTAAGTGGTGTAAACTTAGAAGGCATCAAAGAAGGTGATATATTAGTCTATAGTGCTAGTACTGGAAACTTTGAAGTAAGTGATGTACAGGTTGATACTTATGCTAGAAAGCAAGCTAATGCTTCTTTTGATCGTGCAAATAGTATTAGTAGTACAACAATTACTGTTGCTAATTTAAAAGCTTTAGTAGCTAATTCTGCAACATATAATGATTTTAAAACTGCAATTGCAGCTTTATAATTAAAAACAAAAACATTTAAATAATATATGGCTAATCCTACAACAAGAGCTACATTTAAAACTTACTGCTTACGCAGATTAGGTTTTCCTGTCATTGATATTAATGTTGATGATGACCAGGTAGAAGAACGTATTGATGATGCACTTCAATTTTTTGAAGATTATCATTTTGATGGCGTAGAAGAAATGTTTATGAAACACCGTATATCGGCAGAAGATATTCAGCGTGGTTGGATATATTGTCCTGATTCAGTAACCTTTGTTACTGCGGTATTTCCAATTGATGATTCAAATTCATCAATCAATATGTTTGATTTACGGTATCAATTACGTTTGCATGACCTCTATGATTTCACATCGGTATCTTATGTGTCATATGAAATTACCATGCAGCACCTTCGCTCATTACAGTTGTTGTTTGCAGGTACACCACAATTTAGATTTAATCGTAAACAAAACAAAGTATTTTTAGATATAGATTGGTCTAGAGATTTAGAGGTTGGCGATTATGTAATTGTAAAATGTTATAGGGCTATGCGACCAGATACAGTAACTTTGACTGGCACAATGTCTGCAAATACAACCGCAAATACTGTAACTGGAACAGGCACTATTTTTGACCAACAATTGTTAGAAAATGATTTTATTAATATCAACGGCGAATCAAAACAAGTTAAAAAAATTATTTCGCCAACAACATTAGAATTACAAAGTCCACTTGCATCAAATTTGGTAAGTGGAACAGCTACAGTAACAGGAATTTCTGATGTTTGGAATGATCGTTTTCTTAAAAAATATGCTACTGCTTTAATTAAACTTCAATGGGGAAATAATCTTTCCAAATTTTCTGGAGTACAAATGCCTGGTGGTGTAACATTAGATGGTGTTCGTATCGCAGAAGAAGCTAGAACAGAAATTAAAGAAGTAGAAGAAGATTTATACCAATTCAATAGCTTGCCAAGTGAGATAATTACAGGTTAAAATGAATGGCAACCAATCTATACTTCAATAACTTTCCTTCTAGTCAAATAACTTCTGAGCAATTGCTCATTGAAGATTTGGTTATTGAAGCTTTACAAATATATGGCATGGATGTTTATTACCTTCCTCGTTCAACCCGTGATGAAGTTGATTTTTTATATGGTGAAGATACACTTAAACAATATGTAAATGCCTATCCAATTGAAATGTATTTGGAAAATGTTACAGGCATGGAAGGCGAACAAGATTTCATTTCTAAGTTTGGTTTAGAAATTCGTGATGAGGTTCAATTCTTAGTTTCTCGCCGAAGATTTCAAGCAGTAATACCAATGGTAAGACCTTTAGAAGGTGATTTACTTTATATTCCTTTACTACGAAACTTCTTTGAAATTACATTTGTAGAACATGAAAATGATCAAGCTATGTTCTACACATTAGGTCGTGGTCGTGGTGGTAATGTTTATGTTTATGGTTTAAAACTTAAACAATATGTATTTTCTAATGAAGTTGTTGAAGTTGGTATTGCAGAAATTGATAGTCAGATCCGTAATTATTACCCAAAAACAAAAATTGCTCTAAGTGTTGGTGGCACTGGCAAATTTGTTAATGATGAAATCGTCTATCAAGGTGCAAACTTAACTTATGCAACAGCACAAGCTCAAGTTTACGATTTTATTCCAAATACTCATATAGATATAATCCTAACAAGAGGAACTTTTGTTTCTGGTGCAGCAATAAAAGGAAATACAAGTCTTGCTGATTGGACAGTTCTATCTGTAAATGATACCGCATACATGAATACTGCCTTTGAAGATATACAAGATAACGCAAGAATTGAATCTGAAGCTGATGGTATTATTGACTTTACTGAAACAAACCCATTTGGTGAACCATAATGCTAGGCAAATCACAATATTATAATCGTTCAATTCGTAAAGTTGTTGTAGCATTTGGAACAATTTTTAATGATATTCAAATACAAAGAACGTCTAAAGACGGTGCAACAAATTTTGAAATATTTAAAGTACCATTAACCTATGGTTCAAAAGAGCGTTGGTTAACAGCCATTGAATCTGATCCAACTTTAACAAAATCAATTGCTGTTTCTGTACCAAGAATTTCATTTGAACTTACCGGTATGTCTTATGACAATAGCCGTAAACAACAATCACTATTAAAGAATTTTTCTAAAAATTCAAGTGGTCGTTTAGAATCTCAGTATGTTCCTGTACCTTATGATTTCAATTTTAGTATGTCAATTTTTGTTCGCAACACAGAAGATGGCACACAAATTGTAGAACAAATATTACCATTTTTTAAACCTGATTTTACTGTTACTGTAAACATGATTCCAAGTATGGATCAAAAATATGATATGCCAATTATATTAAATTCTGTAAATATGACTACAGATTATGAAGGTGGTTTAAGTGATGGAACTACTCGTTTAATTGTTTGGGATTTAGAGTTTACTGTTAAAAGTTATTTGTGGCCTAACATAACAGGTAATACATCAATTATCGGTGCCTTTAGTCCAATAACAGGTCGATATGGTACTGCAAACACAAATATCTTTATTGATAATCAAAAACGGGATGCTCAAAAAGTTTATGTAAATTATTCTACAGGAAATAATTACTTTAGCACAGGCGAAACGATTCGTGTAAATAGAAATGGCACAAATGAAATTACTGGCAAAGTAGTTTATTTCAGTAATACTAGCTCAGGAATTTTAGTTTTAGGTGAACTAACAGAATTACTAAAAGTAAATGATAATGTAATTGGTGATTATACAAAAGCAAATTATAAAATTACAGAAGTTGATATTTCGCCAGTTAAGGCAGTATCAATTGTGACTAGAGCTGTTCCAAGGAATACTGAATATGATGGAGATTTTGGATTTTTAACTGATATAGCCGAATGGCCAGAACAATATGTTGAAGATAGATATGTTCCTTTTGGTGACAGCACATTATTTGGAGCAGATACAATCATTTATACCGTAGACAGGGAATAAAAATGGCAAAAGAATCGATTAATATTGGTACAGTTGCAAACGATGGAACTGGTGATCGAATAAGAGTTGGATTTACCAAAACGAATAATAACTTTACTGAGTTATACAATACAAATAGCACACAAAATAATAGTATCAATGCTGCATTTATTCGTGCAAATAATTCGTTAGATGCAAACGTTGGTGGAGTAATCACAGGTAATGTAACAGTCACACAGAATCTTACTGTTACTGGAAACATATCTGGCAACTACTTTATCGGCAACGGCAGTCAGTTGACTAATATTAGTACCAGTTTTGATCTTGAAATGCATGTGAGCAAAGACGGCAATGACAGTACCGGCACAGGAACCATACTACGACCATATCTGACCATAACTCACGCACTCACACAGGTCACCGGCGGCCGCAACACTATTGTGATACATCCAGGTGGATACACAGAAAATCCCACAATAACCAGTCTGGCCACACAGTTAATAACCTATGATGCCACAGGTGCCAGCACCTTGGTCTACGGCACGGTGACGATTGCTAATACCACAGGCAGGATCGCCGGACTCAAAATGACCAATCTGGCCATCACAGGCAACGCACAGGCCTACATCAATAGTTCAACTGTGGACGAACAATTTACCAAAAGCAGTTCAGGCTATGTGGAAGTTGATGATTGTGAGCTGCAGGTCACAGGCAATGTG